TTCAAGAAAAAGGGTTTAGACCCGAATCAGAATGTAACAACAAATATTAGGGGCATCAACGGAGCGTTGTTACAAGAGTATGAGAATGGTAAGTATGTTTACGAGGGATATTTAGGTAATGCAGATGTGTATAGCATCGTGTCATTCCTTGCGAGGAAAGCGGCATCAATTCCTTGGTACGTTTACAAAACAAACAATACAGAGAAAGGTAGGACATCACTAATGCGTTACAAGCAATTAACAAAAGGCTTGGGCAATCAAGGTGCGTTTGAGAGAGCGGTGATAGAGAGGAAGAACGCATATAGTGAGAACATTGTGATGAACTCTGCATTAGCGAGACTATTAGAAAGACCGAATGAATACCAAGCACAAGACCAGTTCCTCGAAAACTTATTTGGTTATAGATTTTTGTCAGGAGAAGGTAATATTTACGGCAATGATGGAAAGATGGGCGGAAAGTTCGCTGAACTTAACGTGCTTCCAACCCATTTCTTGGATATCTACCCCGACCCTAACGACCTCTATGGACTCGTTGGATATAGACTTATGGTGGACAGAGGAATAGATATTCCGAAAGACCAAGTATGTGCTTGGAAAACTTGGAACCCTGATTTTGATGCAACCACAAGAACGCACTTGCGTGGCTTGTCACCATTACGTGCTGCATACAAAACACTTCGTATGAGCAACAATGCTGCTGATGCGAGTGCAATGATGGCGGCTAATGGTGGAGCAAAGGGTGCAATAACTCCTAAGCCACTTGGAACGGTGGTACCAAACTTCACAATAGAGCAAGCAAACATAATTAAAAGAGCAGTGAACGAGGACATCAACACTGTTGACAATAAAGGCAAGGTTGCAGTGCTGCAAACTCCTTGGGACTATTTAAACTTTGGTCTATCATCGGTAGATATGGAGCTTGTTAAGACAATGCAGATGAGCCTTCATCAGTGGTGTAGGGTGTTTGGAATGCCTGCGGTATTGTTCGATGTTGATACGTCATCATACAACAACTATCAAAACGCAATGCGTGACCTAATCACCAACACAATTATGCCAATGTGCTGCTCATTAAGAGATGAGTTAAACAAATGGCTTGTGCCTCGATTTGGTGAGGATGTATTCATTGACTTTGATATAACTGCTCTTCCTGAGATGCAGCAAGATATGGAGAGGATGGTACGTTCTCTTCGTGATGCGAACTGGCTAACGATGGATGAGAAGAGAGTAGCGATGAACTATTCTAAGAAAGAGGGTGCGTGGGATATGAGTTATATCAATCAAGGGCTTGTGCCAATTACACAAGTAATGATGGACTTAAGCATTGCAGATGATAACAGCAACGACAACAGACAAAGAGATATGGGCGATAGTGATGACGAGATTTCCGAGGATCCCAACGGAAATGACGTGCCTAACGGAGAGGACGATGAGAATGGAAGTGAGGATGTCGTATAAATTAAAACTTATCAATGAACGCAACGCAGCGAGGGACATATTGGCTGAAGGTGGAGAGGCTGCGAAGGACTCTTGATAAGAAATATAGTTCTTTGTTTTTTGGTGTATTAAAGGGTGAGTTAGAGAACTTTGCAAGAAGTGTGAGAAGAGATGGTGCGAGTGCTGCGGTGAGTGGGCTTGGTGCAGTTGCGTGGGATGAGAAGCTGATGCCTGTAATGAGGCAGATGTACCGAGAGGTGGCAACAACATTCGGCAATGCAACATTTAGAGCAGTGAGTGTGGATAGCAAGAAGGCTGCCAATCCATTTGGATTGAATGATGAGTTTTTGAACGAGATAACATCATTTTTAATTCAATGGGGGTTTTTACTTGCATCACTAATGACTAAGACAACCAAAGATAGGTTGATAGTGATAGTGAACGATGCGATGGCACAAGGCTTGAGTAATGAGGAGATAGCAAAGTTGGTGCTTAGCGACCCACAGATACAATATGCAAAGTATAGGAGCGTGATGATAGCAAGAACGGAGGTGATGAGGTCAAGCAACTATGCAGCATTAAAAGGTGCAGAGAAGTTGCCATTCCAAGTTGATAAGATTTGGATAAGCACAAGAGATGCGAGAACAAGGCGCATACCTAAAGACTTCTTTGACCATTGGAATATGGATGGGCAGATTGTAGCATACAACGAGCCATTCATAAGTGCGGATAAGGTTGGGAGACCAATTGTGGTGGATGCACCAGGTGACCCAACGGCACCAAAAGGATTTACAATTAATTGCAGATGCGCAGTAGGATTTATTCCTAAGCGAGATGCAAACGGACAACTAATAATAAAATGATATGCCAGTTTACGAATGTTCAAACGGAAAATATAGGATTGGAGATGGTGAATGTATTTACACTTCAAGGGATAATGCCAACGCGGCTTATAGGGCTTACTTGGCAGAGGAGGGACAGAAGGAAGAGACAATTAAGAACGATAATACAAAGAGCAAAAATATGATATACAATTACAAGTCTTTTGGTCTTGAGGTCAAAGATGTTGATGCGAAAAGTGGGGTAGTAAGTGGTTACTTCTCTGCATTCGGAATGATGGATAGCGATGGCGATATTATGATGCCAGGAGCATTTAAGCGTTCTATCCAAGATTGGGGAGTAGAAGGTAAGCAAAGGATTAAGCACTTACTAAACCACGACCCGTCTAAGCCATTAGGGAAGATTAATGTCTTAAAAGAAGATAGCTATGGACTCTATTACGAGTCTAAGGTTGGCACACACCAACTTGGTAAGGACTTCATAAAGATGGTGGAGAGTGGACTGATTAGTGAGCATTCTATTGGCTTTAGAACGCTAAGAGAGCAAAAGAGTGGTGAGGCTAATGAGATACACGAGGTGATGCTCTTTGAAGGCTCAAGTTTAACTGCTTGGGGTGCAAATGAGAACACACCATTATTAGGATTGAAAAATATGGGTAACGTAGAACAAGTTAAGGATCAAATCAAAGCATTCGAGAAGTTTATTCGTGATAGTGATGTCACTGATGAGACAATCGATTTGTGTTTAATAAAAGTAAAACAACTCGCACAAGCAATAGAGATGATGAGTAGCACTGCTCCAGTCATTGCGACAGAGCCGCAGCAAAAAGAAGCTGAATTGCCAGTGAGTTCATTTATATCAATAATCAATAAAATCTAAAAAATGAGCGATTTAAAAGCATTCGAATCTGCCCTCGAATCAAAATTGGCAGAACAAAAGGCTGAGGTTGCAAACGTAACCGAGAAGGCTGCAAAGGCATTTGACTCTAAAGTAGAGCAAATTAACGAGCAAATGGAGAAGTCTAACAAGACTCTTGCTGAAGCTATCAACGAAGTAAAAGAAGCTAAGGCTGCTTTTGGTAAGTTGAGTGCAAAGGCTGAGCAAAAAGTTGCTACTTCTTATGCTGAGCATGTAAACAACATCAAGGCTGAGATTGGTTCTGCAATCGAGAAAGGCTGGAACGAAATCAAGTCTGCTGCACGTAGCAATGGTAAAGGTTTCTCTGCTGAAATCGATTTGAAAGCAGTTGGTGTAATGACCATCGGTAACAACCTTACTGGTTCAGTTTATACATCTTATGTAGACAACCCAGCTCTTCGTAGCTTCGTTAACCCACACCTTAGAAGTGTGTTCAACATAATCCCAGTATCAACTGGCTCTGTATCTTTCCCAAGAGGTAACACTCCAGTAGGTGAAGGTTCTTTCGGTAAGCAAACTGAAGGTTCTGCAAAGCCACAAGTTGATTACGATGTAACAGTTGTAAACACTGCGTTGTCTTTCATCGCTGGTTACGCTAAAGTATCTCGCCAGATGATTGATGATTTGCCATTCTTACAAGCATATTTGCAGCAGTCATTGATTGAAGATTTCCAAAAAGCTGAAGATACTTATTATCTTAACGCTATCGCATCTTCTGCAACTGCTGGTTCTTCTTCTGGTGCTAACACCGCTGAGAAGTTCATTGATTATGTTGCTCAGTTGGGTGCATTGAACTGGACTCCAAACCTTGCGTTGACAACTCACGCTGGTTGGGCTTCATTGTTGAAAACCAAGCCAAGTGACTATTCACTTCCTGGTGGAATGGTTATCGACAACAATGGTAACGTAAGAATCGTAGGTGTACCAGTTATCCCTCACTCTTTGGTTACTGCATCTAAGATTTACGTTATGGACACTACTAAGTTCGCTATTGCTCAGCAAAGCGGTCTTGCAGTTCGTTCTACCGAGTTCGATCAAGATGATTTCATCAAGAACCTTATCACTTTCAGAGCAGAGGCTCGTTGCGAACTATTGCAGTTCCAACCTTCAGCTGCTATCTATGGTGCTATCTAAGGTTTATAAATATAGGGGAGGGGCTTTTCTCTCCCCTTATTTTAACTTATGAACTATATTATCATAGGGGCAATGGATGGAGTTAGCTTTGACAATATATTTGACAAGCTAACAAAAGATGATGTTGCCTTATTTGTGGAGCCTATACCACATCAATTTAATAGGCTAAAAGAGAACGTAGAGAAATTACCTTGTAAGGTATATCTTGAGAACTCAGTTGTTAGTGATAGGATAGAGGACATTGTAATGGCATATTTGCCTGATGCTGAGGATTTTTTGGGTGGATGTAGTAGTGTCGTAAAGTTTGGTACACCACTTAATAGATATTTGGCTAAGATAGATGAGTTAAATTACCACGAAGCAAAGTCAGTAACATTTGATATGTTGTGCGATAAGTATGGCTTTGAACAAGTGGATTATGTGCAAGTGGATTGTGAGGGGTATGACCAAGTAATTGTTGATAGCATTGATATTAACAAATACAAAATAAAGCAATTAAAATTTGAGACGCATTATGTAGATAATGAGTTTTTACAATACTTTATACAAAAGACCAATCCGAATAACGTAATTAAATTAGAAGCTGACATTATCTATGAATATACTTTTTAGCATACACTTATATCCTCCTCAGCACCTTTGTGGTGCAGAGATGATGGCTCATAGAATGATAAAGCACTTACAGAGCAAAGGACACCACGTTAGGGTGTTATTGCATCAAGCTAATCACTATAAGATTACAAATAATTATTGCTACGATGGTGTGGATGTATTTCCTCCTACTGCAATAGTTGTAGACAATTTATTTAGATGGGCTAATTGTGTTTTTACACATTTAGACTATACAAGATGGACAATAGGAATGGCTGGAATGTTTAGAAAGCCTTTGTTTCATCTTATACATAATACTCATTTATATCCTGAGATTGAGAATGCAGATACTTCTCAACATATAGTGTATAACTCTTTATGGGGAAAACAGAAATTGGGTTATAAATGGAGTAACTTTATACTCACACCTCCCGTTGATTATCGTGATTATGATACTAAGGTTGAAACAATTGATAATCAATACATTACACTTATAAACTTGAACGAGAATAAAGGTGTAAAGATATTTGAAGAGATAGCAAAGGCAATGCCTAATAAAAAGTTTTTAGGTGTAAAAGGTTCTTATGGTGACCAAGAGGTTTCAAACTTGCCAAACATTACTTATATTAACAAGACTACTGATATACTTTCCGTTTATAAGCAAACAAGGATACTATTAATGCCGAGTGCTTATGAGAGTTGGGGAATGACTGCAACAGAAGCAATGAGTAGCGGGATACCAGTTATAAGCAGTGAGGCAGAAGGATTAAAAGAGAATTGTGGGAAGGCTGGAATATTTATAAAGGATAGAAATGATATTCAAAGCTGGGTTAAAGAAATTACGAAACTTGACGATGCCAAAGCCTACGCAGCAGCATCTAAAAAAGCAAAAGGAAGAGCAAGAGAACACGACCCAAGAAAAGCACTTGATGAATTTGAGCAGTGGCTCAGAGAAGAAGTTAATAAATACAACGGATAAGTATGGCGATTTATATAGATAGTATCATAGTCACCGCTGACGCAAGTGTAGAGCCAGTGAGCCGCACACAAGCTAAAGATTGGATGAGAATTACCTATAATACTGACGATACTTTGATTGATGAGCTAATTACAAGCTCAAGAAAGCATTTGGAGAAACTAACTGGCTTATCACTTGTCAACAAGACAATTAAGAGTTATGTAGAGTTGACTGGCGAAGTGCCAGCAGTTTGGATGGTGGATTTGCCTTACGGACCACTTGGTTGTGTTGACTTGGTTAGATATAAGAGTGGCATCAACCTATGGGACACATTGGATGTCAATGAGGACTACGAGAAGATTGGTAACAAGTTGTGGTTCTATATGGCTGGTACTTATGAGATTACTTATCAAGCTGGTTATGGTAGCATCCCAGCAGATTTGGAGAACGACATCCTAACCCTTGTGGCTTGGATGTATGAGAACAGAGGTAAGAAAATGAACGCAGATCCTAAGCAAAGCATATCACAATATCCTTTCTGGGATGGTCTCAACTATCATCAATATAAAAAAGTAGTTATATAGTGGCTAAGGCTAAAGTTGATATGAGTGCTTTTAATAAATCTATGAATAGCATAGATAAAGCATTTATTGAAAGACTTGATAAGATTGAGAAGGCATTTAAAGATACTATGGTTAAAATGGAGCAAGATGCAACTGCTGCTGCTCCAGTTGATACCGGAGAATTAAAAAGCTCAATTAATTGGAAAGAAGTAGGAAAATTGTCTTATGAATTGAGGGCTGAAGCACCTTATGCAGCTTATGTAGAGTTTGGAACTGGAGATGCAACTATAATAAAAAACTATGACCAATTTTGGCAAGATATTGGAGAAAAATTTTGGACAAGAAGAGAAAATAAGGGTGTCAAAGCAACTCCATTTTTTTATCCAACTGTCAATAAGAACATACCAAAATTAAAAAATAAAATAGCAAAAATACTAAGCAAAAATGCTTGATTGTAGTAACAACGTGAGAGTGATTTATGTCAATGCCTTAAATGGCAACTTGTCTTACAATGGCAAAGACGTGCCAGTGTATGGACAAACTCCATTTGATACTACACCACAAAACTATGTAGTGATAGGTAATATAGACGAATCAAGTGATAATACTAACCATTCATTTGGTAACAATGTAGAAGTAGTAGTTGATATTTTTAGTGAGCAATATAGAGTTAATGACTTAAGTGTGGTTGATAATATTGCATCACAAATTTTAAATATACTTATACCTGACACTCAGGTAGATGGATTTGATGATACTTATTTTGAGGTATTCCCAATAAGTAGAACAAGCTCAAGATATTTGCCATTACAAGATGGTGACAATTATGTAGCAAGAAAAATCATAACAATAAACAATTTAGTTAACCAAAAATAAAAGTAAAAATGGGACAAGTATTAGGATCATTACAAAACATTGAAATCGATATTACCAATGTTGGTACAACTGGTTTCAAAAACCTTGTTTGCTTGAGAACATCTTCAGTTAATACAACTATGGATGCAACTACTGAGCAAACTAACTGTGGAGTATTAACAAGTGTTGCAGAGCCTCTTATGAGCTTAGACTTCGATGCAATTTGCGAAGTTTCTCCATCTG